CAAATACTCTTTTAAGCCCTTCCGATTGGGCCGTGGTTCGTATGGTTGATAACGGGACACCTGTTCCAAGCGGGGTTCAATCGTGGCGTCAAAATGTACGTACATGTTGTAACGAAAAAGTAGTTTACATAACCACAACTACAACTACTGACGAACTAGCGACTTACATTACCGGTTCTGGTTATCCTGTTTGGCCTCCTCAAGAACAACCTGTAGTTGTGAGTGAGACCGCTACAGGAAGCACTTCTGATTCCGGGCTTACCGGAGTAAGCACAGATGCCATATTTACTGGTGTAAGCAGCACGGGTGGAATCAGTAGTTCAGTTTTATTTGGCAGCAGTGGCGAAGACACAATAATTCTATAAAAGGGGCATTTCGTATTCTTTAGTGACGTTTACATAATGTTGCCAGATAATTTCGGAGCTGTTACCTGCCCAATTTGCAACTTGAGCCACCGGGATTTGTGCCTCTAGCCAGCGACTAATTGCCGTGTGTCTCAGATCATAAGGTCTATATCTGTTTTCAATTGCACCTGTTGAGTGCAGCTCACACATCCTGTCGTAAAAGTAACTCTGAAAAGCAAGTCTATTCCAAGGAAATATATAATCCTCAACTTTTTTAGTTTGTTGTATGATCTCTTGAGCCCTTGAGTTCAGGGGAACCCAACGCTTACGGTTTGTTTTTGTAGAATCTTTGTGCCCGTGGGTTAAAGTGTAGTTGCAATGTACTAGTATTTTATTTTCTTTTATATCATCCCACTTTAAGGCTCGGACTTCGCCTGTACGCATTGCTGTTTGAAGCATAAATTCTGCATAGTGAGCCCAATTAGCCCCATTTCTTGTAAAACGTGAGGCTAAAGCACTTAAAACTATTGAAGTTTCTTTTTGAGGGATAACGATAACATCGATATCTTCTTGAGGAGGTTTTGGCATTTTAAAAGTTGTTATAGGATTTTTTGTTAATAAAGCAATGTCTTCGCTAGCGGCCCACTTGTAGAGACTTTTTACGTACATAGCGACTCTGCGACTTGATTTAATCGGTTTTTGTCCTAGTACCCAAGTCATAACTTGGCGGCCTTCTTCCAAATTTGTGATGGGACATCGGTTTATCCACTTTTCTACCTGCTTATAATCTGCGGTTAAACTCGTAGGACAAAGAGTGACAGCTCGTTCGGCTTTGAACTGGACCCAGGCAAGTTGAAGTGTTGTGGACATTAATGTTAATAAATCAGGTTTATTCTAACGCACAGAACGCGCAGCCGCTACCTTGTGTCTTATTTATTTACATTTTTAAGTTTTGTGTTTTTGTTTGGAGTAAAATATACTTAGACGCTTCTTGTGCGTGAGCGCCTCCGAAGAGAATGAGCTTGTTTTTAATCTCAGTTGTCTTCAGCGGAGAAACGCCCGTAAAAAGTTTAGAAAAGACATAATTGAAGCCTGGGGCAATAAGTGTGCATATTGCGGAGATACAAGAGCGCATACTTTAGATCATATTATTCCTAGAGCCAAAGGAGGTTCTACGAAAAGGGGTAATCTGTTAGCCGCTTGCCCTACCTGCAACCTGGCAAAGTCCGATATTGACTGGCTGCTATGGTACAGATCTCAAACTTTTTGGAATCAAGAAAGAGAAGACATTATTTGGGAATGGCTTAGTTATAACCACGAGCATAGTATCGCGGCTCGTGAGTATGAGGAAATATGCAAACTTCCCCTATGCCTTCCCCCGACAGAAACGGAAGAAGTCGTTAAAAAAACAAAGAGTAAAAAAGCTTCTACTTCTTAACTAGTTTTGTAACTACACCAGCCAATATTTCGACAACACGGTAAACGCGGGTCAATAACTCGTCGTCTTTTGGTGTTTTTGTCAAGTTTACAATTACAAGGGCTGCAGCGTGGATAGCAGCAATTGCGGTTAAAATTTGCGACCAGTTAGCTGTGAGGTAAACAAGCATGGTTCTATTAAAATTCTGCCCTTATACTAGCATACAGTTAACGAGAGAGTATCAAGGTATCTATTTTGTCGTTAATTGAACGTAACCATGTTCTTATTTCGTGTAGATCGTTATTCAAATCTTTCTTTAGAACGTAGTCTATCGGTAGTTTTTCTATTTTTTCTTCCACAGACTCTAATCTTTTTTTTATATTTTCAAATCTTTTATCCGTAACTCGCTGCCTCTGTTCATGCAACCAGGTGAAAAAAGCCAGTAATCCCGCAAGAGAGGCAACAAGTGCTTCCATTATCGTTTCCAAACTAACCAATATATTCTAACTCAGCCCTTTAAATTTTTTTAGGCTAAACTATAGTTATTGGGTATCTTGTCAAATGTCTGAACTGTCTAAAAACCTAGAACTGAACGTTGTTCTCGCTAGTGGGACTTCGACAAGTGGAGCCCAACGGACCACGTCTAGCCACTTTGACCAACGTCGACAAGTAAACGGCAGCGGCGTGGTAGTCAACACAACAAACTCTAAAAAATATACAGCGGAGGGATACTTTGCTCTTTCTGACTATTATCCTTTAACGATTAATGGTACTGGTATTCTGCAAGTCAATATTAGGGATCAAAATGGAGTCCGCGACGTTGTAATTTTGAACGGTTCAGGAATCGAAATTATGTCTGCAAAGCCTTCTAAATTAAGCGCCCGTGCTAACTCTGTGACTCAAAAAAGAATTAGTGCTTCTGGGACTCATTACATGTACATTGAGCTTAACGGGCGCAGTGGTTGTGAGTATCGTATAGGTGTTGATATTTACAACCAGTAATGAAAATCTCTGCAACTGGTATTGAACTTCTTAAACAGTTCGAAGGCTGCAGACTTACTGCGTATCAGGATTCCGTGGGCGTCTGGACTATTGGGTTTGGTACCACCACCGGGGTTAAAGAAGGTCAGACCATATCGCAAGTTAAAGCGGAGGAGTATTTACGTTTTGACCTCGCTATTTTTGAAAAAGCTGTCACAGAATCTCTAAAAGTACCTGTAAATCAGAACCAATTTGATGCCCTTGTAAGTTTTACTTATAACGTCGGAGTTTCAGCTTTTAGATCATCTACTCTTTTAAACTTAATTAACGAAAAAACAGATAAAAAGGTTGTTGCCGCTGAGTTTTCTAAGTGGGTTAAAGCGGGAAATCAAACACTACCTGGGTTGGTTAGCAGGCGAAAAGCTGAGAGTGAGCTATTCTTAAAAGGCGCAAAGAATGATGTTTTGGCTCATACAATCCTTGCCCAACGTGACACGTGGTTAAAGCGTAAACCAGGTCAGACTTCTGATTTGACGCCTGAGCAGAAGTTGTTCGTACCTAAAGGAAGTGCTCACGCTTGGACCAACATTTCAATTGTTCCTGGTGAGGTAGATTACAAAATTACACTAGAAGCGCAACCTAATCAAGTCTGGTGGTTTTATCCAACCCATTGGAAAATTATAAATGATCCTAAAGTAACTTCTGCTGAACCTCAATTTAAACACCCTAAAAAACTTGTCTTAGACGTACCTTATTATTCCCAAAGGGATAATAAAAAAGATCCTTTGCGTTCTTGCTTTTCAAGTGCGTGTGCAATGCTTCTTAAATACGTGAAACCAAATAGCATAACGAGCGACGATGAGTATATGGTTACTGTTTATAAGTACGGGGATACTACAGAACCTTCCGCTCAAGTGACTGCTTTAGAGCAGCATGGCTTGAAAGTAGAGTTTAGACAAGATGGTGGCTGGAGCGATATTGATTCGCAACTAGCTAAAGGATTTCCTATTCCTATCGGGGTTCTTCATCATGGACCTGTAAGTAAACCAAGTGGTGGAGGACATTGGCTTACTATTATTGGACGAAACGAAGATAACACGGCATATGTAGTCAATGACCCCTATGGAGAAATGGATCTCGTCAATGGCGGGTATCAAAACTCTAACGGATCCCATTTGCTGTACTCTAAAAAAAATCTAGGACCTCGTTGGCTTGTGGAAGGTCCAGGGACTGGCTGGTATATAGAAGCCATTAAGTAATTTTTAACAATTTACTTTGTTTTACGGAGGTGTGTCGGGCTAGGATCAAGGCTACCTAGGTCTTCTTCATGGAATTAGCTCAAACAGTCAGCACATTAGATTATTTAGAAGAGCAGGACAAAGCTACTTTTATGGAATTTTTATATCAAGAATATAAACCTGAAAACCATTGCTTTACTGGTTTATGGGAACAATTTAAATTAGATTCTGCTCTTTTGGTAAAGGAACAAATTTTAATTGAATTAGAAAAAGAATCTTTGTAAAGTTTTTGTTTCTTAAGTTTTATGAAGATAAAAATTGCAAAAAACCAACCCCAATGGGTTTGTTGGTCTTGTGGCGAACAGTACGGACTTTATTATCAGTTAGAACTAAAAGAAGTCTTGAGTCGCGAACAAAAAAGGTGTTCGACTTATCACGAAGGTGTTTGCGGCGTGTGTTTAGAAACAAAAACAGTTACAGAACCACGTGATTATGGTTACTTGCTTCCAGGATGGGAGTTGACTTCCTTAGTGTCCAAGATTTCCAATTATTAAGTGCAAACTTGTTCTCTGTGTAAACTTAAAGTAATAACTTAATTTTCATGGCTGATCGAGAGAGAGATTACGACAAAGAATACAAACAATATCACGGGACCGAGGAGCAAAGAAAACGTCGAGCAGCCCGCAACAAAGCCAGGCGTCATTTAGAGAAGGAAGGGCGCGTACGTAAACACGACGGAAAAGATGTGGATCATAAAAATGGCAACCCTCTGGATAATAGCCCTGCTAACATTAGAGTAATGTCCCGTAGCGCCAACAGATCTAAACACTAATGGCTATTCTTCCTCGTCCCGGCGAAAATAAAATGCCTGCGGAACTAAAGCCGTTAGGTGGGTTGGCGGCTCTGCCTCCCGGTTTGATGACGGCCAACACTCCTTTGGAGATTGGGATCCGTCGTGGTGTCCAGATGGACGACTCTAGTCGGATAGCAGCACAAATCCAGCACAACCGTGGCGTCTACACAAGACCACCCGTTGGTCCTGTTGAGTACAGCGAAGGAAACATTAAGAAAAGCACCGAGCTAACTGGTGTTGCCGGGTACAACCAGAAAGAGATTCCATTTCGAGACAGTGCTGATGATATGAGTCAGATGCAATACATGGCTTCTATTGCTCAAAATACTCCGGAACAACGAGCATTACTCCAGCAAGAAATGCTAAACCCGAACCAGTACTTTTTAAATACGCAAGAAATTAGTGATAATAAGATAGTAACCAGCCACAATACGCCAACAAACTTAATGATTTTGGCTAAAGTTAAAGCAATGAAGCAGATGGGTAAGTAATGGATAACGATTTTCCAGTCCGTATGGCGGGTTCAAGGTTGGGTCTTGATCCCATGAGGGTCGCAGGTATCACGCCGTCCGAACTTACAAAGCGGCTTAGGTACCAAGAAGCATTTCCTCGTACTTGAAAAATCCCCACGTGGCTTTAATGTAGACGAAGTTGCTTAGCTTCTTGTGCATAAAGTCCAACTTGATTGGGTAACACCTGATGCTGAGCGAGTTATAGCTCGTCATGCCAGAGTTAGTGCAAAAAACCCTGATAAAGCTGAATTTACAAAACTTCTAAAGTATTGTATTCGGCATAGCCATTGGAGTATTTTTGAGCAAGCATCGGCAAGCTTTGAGATTATAACTTCAAGAGCTATATCAGCTCAGATTATTAGGCATAAATCTTTTAATTTTCAAGAGCTAAGTCAAAGGTATTGTGATCCGTTGGATCTTTTAGAAGAATCAGAGTCGATTTGTTGGGATTTTGATTTACGGAGACAAGATCCAACAAATAGACAAAACTCTACTGAAAATATGGATATTGAGACGGTTGCAAAGTTTAAACAACGTATATTCGATCATTTTTATGAAAGTAAAAAATTATATAAAGACATGATTAATGAGGGGGTAGCTAAAGAATGTGCCAGAAACGTATTAATGATGTGTTCTCCTACAAAAATATACGTTACTGGAACTATTAGATCTTTTATACATTATGTTGGGCTTAGAGCTTCTATTGAAACTCAAAAAGAACACCGAAAAATTGCCTTGGGTATTGGCCTTAGTTTATCTACAATACTTCCTATTACGACAGAAGCAGTAATGTCAGCCGCTAATGACGACCACAGTTTGCGTGGTTGGTTAAATATTAACTATAGATAAAGCGAAGGCGGGCTTTATTAGGCCCGCCATTAAGTCGCTCTGCGTTCGCATTCTTTAATTATAGTAAACTATTCCACAAGTCACCACCAGGCTTAGCAACTTCATTATTTTTTAAGGATTGTTGATCTGGTCCTAAGGGTTGTAACGGAACTCGCATTGCGGCTTGTTGAGCAGCAATCATGGCAGTTTGTTGTTGTAGAGCACTAATTTGTTGAAGTAACTGCTCTTGTTGAGCAAATGCCCAATTTTTAGCGTTATTTGTTAATTCAGTGAGCACGTGAGCAGGGTGAGGAAAAGAATAGACTATTCCTTGTTCTGTTTTAATTAGCTGCCCTTTTTGTTCCTCAAGTAACCTACCGAGAAACTCATTAATCCGATCTATATCTACGTTCGAATTAATCGCAAGCTGCTCTGCCGATACGATTCCTTTATTGGTGTCGTATAAGCGACTAAAGTTTGACGCCACGTTTGTGGCCTCTGTAATTTCAATCTCTTCTTGTCTTTTCTTTTCGGATAAAACGGATGCCCCGAACAGAACACCGCCGGAAGCAGCCAATATAGGTGCAAACGCCGTGGGTTGGAACCAAGCTGCTCCAATACTTGCTGCTGCACCTATGCCGGTAAGAACGCCAAAAAAAGAACTAGGTTGTTTTAGTGTCATGAGTTTCAAAAGCAGTTTTCCAAAGATCATATGTTGGGTTTGATGCCCATTCGATCGGCGACGGGAGACGAGTGTCTCCGTATGACGCACGATCTGTAGTGACATCATACGGCTTCAATTGTAAACCAGTAACCACTGCTTTGCCTCCAATTAATCGAGGATCTACCTTCTCAATCTTTAGGACATTCTGTGCTGTTTCTTTTAAGCGATCTACAAATCTTTGTTTAGCGGCATGTTTGTACCCATTTGATTTACAGAAGTTAACATAGCTTGCATACAGCTCAACATATGCATTTTTAACATACAAACCACGTTCGCTTTCATCTGTAGAAGGTCGGAAAGCACCCCCACCAATACTTGTACTGGAATTAGGCGCATACAAACAACAATCCGAAAGCCACGCACAAATTGGATTATTAAACACCAGAGCTTCGATATCCGTAGCATTCAGCGTGGGGCAATGCTTAACCGGATTGCTCAGCACATCGCGCATCTGATCCCGCGTCATGGCTAAAGCCCAACTTACAATCCCCGATAGTTCTGGAGCTAATTCACCTTCTATGCGATCTTCATACACATTTATAAGATTCTTACGTTGAGAAGGAGGGACAACTTTATCCATGACAATCGTCAAACGACGACGCTCCAATCCGCTACTAATATCGGAGGACGATATATGTTCATTAGAAGCAATACAAACCAACAACTCCGGTTTAAAGTTAATCGTCTGTGTCCCATACTTTCGCTCCGCCCGCAAAGTATCAGAGGAGGAAGTAAGTTTTTTTAACGTGTCTAAACGTTTTGAGAAAGAAGCCTCGTCTGTCAAAAGCAGTAACCGCTTGCCGATAAGATTGTGCGTCTCAAAACGATTAGTTTCAATTGTTTCCAAATCGCTTGTATGTGTCCCACCAAACCCAGCAAGGGCGATCAGAATTTGCTGCAGCGTGGATTTACCTGTGCCGCCGGGGCCAATTAAGTGAAGAAACTTTTCTCCTGTGACATAACCTGTTACCAACGCACGTAGAAATGCTTGGATAATAACTACCTTCTCTGTTCCGACAGCATGTTCTAGCCAAGTAATAAACTTAGGGCACGTAGCTTTTTTGTCGTAGTCGTAACCTAGCTTTGTTCGTAAGAATAAATCCTTATGGTTACCAGCGTTAAATTGTTGTGTGTCCGGATCTAAAATACCGTTCTTAAATGGTATAAAACGACGACCTTTGTTCCATATGGAAGTACGTCCGCCATCAATCGAACGCAACATTTTAGCTTTTAGTATTTGGTAAACGGAAGCCACGGTAGCTGAGTTGTATTTTGGTAAAACACCAGCTACAACAAAAGTGTCTAGGGTTTTTACAATTCTACGTTTGATATGTTGATCGTCTTGGAGATACCAAATACCTTGGTCGTCGTCGTAAGTAAAGAACTCGTCTAAGGTCGAGTCGAATAAAAAGCGATCGCCATAGTTGTTAACAATAACATCGGCAATGTCGTTCTCCGAAAACTGCCTGTTGTTTTGTTGCAAGTTTATGAGCTGGGCTGGTGTTGCTGGTGTGGTAGCCATTGAATCGATTGAGTGTGAAGGTGTTGATGTTGATGTTGTTTGGAAAGAATCTTCCGAAAAAATGTCAAAAGCCAATATTGAATTTACTGGTTTTGCTTTTTTGCTTTTGATGTCTGATTTAACTTGATCTGGGCACAAGGTCTCAAAGAGATTCTTATAGTGAGACTTTAACTTTTTCCACGGGGATAATTCTCCGTTCTCTACAGCTAGCGAAATAGCTGGCTTCAAAGAAGAAGCATCAGTGATGCTGTTTAAGATCCGGTTAAATTTGCCATCAAGTTCAGGTGCGTAGTCATACAGAGCATAAAACGCACGGTGTGCTATGTCAAGTGGTTTTTCTCGTGTTGGGACTTGCGAGTCTCGTAACCAGTTGCTCCACCCTATGATTTCTTTGAGAACCATAGCCATGGCAAACGATCTGTCCTCGACTTGATTGCCTTCGAGTATCTCTTTAACCGAGTTACTAACCAGTTTGCTGATTTCTACCCCTTCGTCGGCATATTCAACATTTAAGGCTTCTAATGGATCTGATTCTGTAGATTCTTCTTTAGGGATTCGTGTGTAAGCAATATAAGCTTCGTCAATTTTTACCGCTGGTATGAATTTTTCTGTAACACATATAAGATCTTCTCCTTGTTTTGAACCGTAAAAAAGATTTACCGTTAATGTCGCTCTACGATCTGAGCCCGGAATCTGTTGGGAAATCTGCCTTGTAAACCATTGAAAAAAATCTGGATCTAATATCGGTTTTTCTAAACCAAATACCAATCTAAATCGAGGCCAATCTGCCGTGGAGCTAGGCGAGTAATAAGCGGATGATAGATAGTTTTTACAAAGATCTAATTCGAGTGCTTGGTCAGGAGTTAACTCTTGCTTCTGTATTTTTTCACCTTCTTCTGTTTTTCCGTCTAATTGATTATCGATGTCAATAATAATCAAGCCTGCTTGAATACATCCAGTTTTATCCTTAATGCGTTTGCCATCTACTAAATGCCACGCACAAAGACCTTCACCTTCTTTTACTTGTTCTGATATAAAAGTAATGCTTTCGGTAACAGGAATCCAATTCTCATTGAATGACTTAAAATTACCACCTGCATTTATTTTCCCTGTTTTAGGGTTTACATATTTTTTAACTTCAGAATTTAACGAACAGACAAATTGCATGGGCTAGCTCCGTCTTACTATTTTGGCACGATGTTCCGTATTAGACCACGGTTAGACTCGAAAGCTCGGGTTAAACTTTCGAGTAAAATTTCTTTAAAACTTCCATCCACTGTTTCTTGTCTATATCTAATTCGTTAGCACCAAAAGTAAAAATTTGAACTGAATACTCGGGAACAGGAGTAGACACAATAATTCGAGTTTTGTCGATTTTAACTCCTAGACAATGTTCTGCAGCAATAGAGTATGCAGCTAGCTGTAACTTTGTCTTTTTTAATTTAAAAACACCACTAACTAAAGCCTTACGAGTTTTCTCGTCTAAGTCCATAGTGGGTTTTGGAAATCTATAACTATAAGGACCTGCGGAAGTTTTAAAGTCTGCGAGTATACATTCCCCGTTTTGATCTTTATAAATTATGTCAGGACAACCGGCATAACCATGGCCTGTAGTATTGTCGTAATAATGAATTCTGCCAATACCATCGTCTCCCACATATTTTGACCACTGTGGCTGATTATATGGCTTTTCAGACCAAAGCACCTTACTGTTTTCTAAAAGCTCATCTAATTTTTCTGGAAGATCTTGCCAAAAAGGAAGTAAATCCTGAGGCGGTTTGACAATTAGACCTCGGATATAGTTTTCGACTGCACCGTGTACCCACGAACCTCTTGCCGCCGCTGCATCTGCTACACCCGGATTTAATACATTCCAGTGAGCTAATTTCCGTTGAGTATCTTCCGTTTGTGTAGCGGATAAGACACTAGTTACTGAAGGTAGTGGTCTATGTACTCCATCACAAACGTAATGACGTAAACCATCAATTGTTAAACGAGTTTGGGACACAAGTTTGTGTCGAATTACCTAAACTCTAGCGTATCCTAATTAAAACGCATTAACAGGACACCTGTTCGCATTAAAATCCTGTGGATCATCACCTTCATCTTCGTCCTCTTCATCTTCCTCGTCTTCGTCTACACCATTAATAAAAAATTCTGATTTTTGATAATCAAATTCTTTAGACCGGGTGTTTAAATCTTCGTTTAAACAGATACCCGCCATAAAACTTTCTACGACAATGTCACCACATTCCTCTGCTGATCTGACGCTACCGTCTGGACCAACGCATTCTTGGAGAAGTTGATTCGAAACGGTTAGCGCACAAAGCTTATCTAGTTTTTCGTTTAGCTTTGTCAGGTTTTCTACAACAGCTTTCTGAAAAAGCTCGAATTTTCTGCTACGTGATGTCATGTTGGAAGTTCCGGAAGGGCTCCGATGTTTTCCCAATTTACTGCGTAACTGATCATCGTGCCATCCATCCACTTGTCCGGTTTTTGGAAGACAAACCAACAAGCTGTTACAGAGTCTTTAGTCGAACCTACAGCTCTAAATTTTGGCCGTGGCGACAAAACAACCATGTTCGACAATTTATTCTTTAGAAGGAATGTTCTTCGTTTAAACACCGGTTCTAAGAAGGATAACCTATCTAAAAGAGCAATGCCATTAGTAGCTATTGACATTCCGTATTCCATTATGTATTCACTGTAGTCTTTTAAACCCATGGTTGAGCAGACGACCCAATCGTATTTTTTCTCTCGCATGGACACCCACCAGATAGGATCTAATAAGTTATTCGGGTCTTCATTTGTTGTGACTGTATATTTATGTTTTTGAAGTTGTGTACTTAAGACATGTTGCGGATCGTAAGGAACCAAGATGTTCCCTGAGATGAAGGTGTGTTTGATCAGAGTGTGGGTCACACCGTCTGGAACTACATAAAAATCGGTCATGATGATCATGTGGGGATTCATAGTGTAATGACAGGAAGGTTGCCTGTCTACTGAAGAATGGTTATAGTCGTCATATTCCAGGTTTATTAAATGTTAAATCTTGAGTGGCTCGATACAGAACAGAATTTTTTACACCAGCGAGTTCTTAGGGATGCTAGGAAGTTGGACAAAGAACAACTTATAGAGGTTTTTGAAATAATACATAGACAGCATTTGTTACATAAACGTTTATTCTCGGCTTTGTCTTCTTGGTGTGTTCGTTCTGGCGTGATGCTTCCCCCGTTAACGGAACTTTTAACTCCACGTGAAGTTGACCATCCGTTAAAACGAAAATCTACTAAATGTTCTTCCAGCTCAAGCGATGAATAATTCTATATATTTGAGTTTTGCTCATACCGTATTTGATGCTCAATTCTTTTTGAGTCTTGCCTTCTCTATATAATCTTCTCATATCTCTAACATTGGTATCTGTCAATATTGCCCCTGGGTTACATGAACCTTGTCTGTTTCTGTTTTCTTTTTTATAAGGGTTTATTAATTTATGACCGTCTTTTATTAACAGAATCTCTTCTGTTGAAAATTTCAAGCCGCACGTGGGGCAGATGCGACGCCTTGTTTTTCCGTTTTTTTTCTGACGGACATTCAAAACGTTAGTAGCAATACTGGTGCAGTCTGGGTTCGGGCAAAACATTGTAAAAATTTAAAATAAAAAGCGCCGGGAGTACCGACGCTCGATTGGCTTCACTTGTTTACTGTACTCTAAAAGTCAACTCCTAGAGCTTTGGCCTGTTCTTCTGTAAGCTCAACAGCCTTCTTTCTTTTCGGCTGTGGGGGTTCAGGTGTAACTACGATTGCCTCTTCTACTGCTGAAGCCTTTGCAGAAGCAAACATACGAGTCGAACCCTCCAAAGCTTGCGGCCTTGCAGCAGCAAACTGAGCTTTAATCTCAGAGTGATCTGAGCCGAGAGGCAGCTCTACTAAATCCGAACCAGGGATGTGAGATTTCAGACAATGCACTACGGATTCAGTTCCCGTCGAATCGAGCCACGCGATAACGTCCTCGACCAATTTTTCTTCAAGCTCATTTTGAGCCGGACGGTCTTTAAATTCCAAGGCATTAAAATTAATCTTGGCACCGTCTGCTCCCGTTACAGGATCCCGTTCGTTAAAAGAACGAGTCACAAACTTACTAGACGTGATAACTGAAGCGCAGTTAATCCTGTTGTTGTACAGGGTTTGAAAATAAGAGATAAAATTCTTTTGACTGGACTTACCTGAGATCATCGCGGTAGTTACACAGCGTGGCGGCAAAAGCCGGTGCTTCGGAGTTACACCGATAAAAGCAATACGCATGAACTCTTCTTGGTTCCGCATTCCAAGATTTCCAAAATAAGGGGTAAACCCTAAAAGGATAAATTCAATTGGAATCCCATTATCGTTTGCATCGATAATTGCAGAGTCTGAGTCTACATCAGATTTCCAACGGCGAGCTTGAAGGTCAATTCGTAGTGTGTGGGGAGGAACATTGGCGAGAATTTCGTCTTCGGAAAATTTACCAGCAATAAAAACCATGATTGAGTGCCTGAATTAGAGGGAGAAATCGATTGAACCAATAGCCGCCGCAGCAATTTTACCTTTTTCAGCATCTACTGCTTTTTTAGGGGCGGACTTCGATGACTTGGGAAGATAAAGAATCTTATCCAAGGTATAATTTAAATAATTTTTATCATCTTTTTCGCTAGTAGAGACTTTACCGACCGCAATAGTTGGTGTGCCTGGTGCTAAATCTGATAGTTGTTTGGATAATTCAGCCCATGCTGTCAATTTAAACCAACATGTTTCGGCGTTATCCGCTTGCCAAGCAAGGGAACGATTCGTAACGGTGGTGTCTGAGAGCTCAACCTCATCGGCTTTTGGACCCAGACCGCCTGCAGCGATAAACAAGTTGATTGCCAGCAGATCATCGAAGTTATCTTTTGAGATAACCAGCATTGGTTGCATTTGAAGCACACCGTCAACCGTGGCTCGTGTAGGACCAATAGCTAAAACGGAATCGTTTTTGCTTAGTTGTTGAAGTAGTTTACCTACATAATGGTTTTTGTCCTGAATTAATTGGACCTTTGTTGAGACTCTTTTGTCATTTGACGGAAGAGCATCGGCTAAGACGTTAATAACGCCTTCGTTATCCTGCGCGGTGTCTGTTATTTTCAGACCCAACAGAAAAATGTTCATGCTTTAGTTTCCGATAAATGGTTGAGCGATGCACCTTTAGTGCCTTGGCTGCTTGGCTTACGCCAGAACCTTGGCTTATGAATGCTAGTAGCATATTGGTATCTCCGCCAGTTAATTTCGAGTTTTTTCCGGTTCTGTAAGAGAAATGATATGGATTTATACACGACTTACAATTGCAACTTGGACGGGCTACAGCACCTTCTCGCGGAACGTCTAAGTATTTTAAAATTAAATTTCTTACATAGTAACGCTGTTTAAATACGTAAAGACACGGAACATTATTGCTAAATGTACCATTCCAAGGTTCACATAATTTATAGTCAAATAAGTTTAAAGCTAATTTTTTAAACAGATCAGAAAGGTTAGTCTGTTTACAATCTCCGTAGTTTAGTAAATAAGAGTTTGCATCTAGTGCCCGGCAGATATCCTCTGCTTGAGCTACCGCGTGGTTATTATTATTTGCATGAACGTGTAACTCTATAGTTTTATCTTTTTGAGTTATTCCAAGTTGATATTTTTTTTCTTGGGTCAAAATTAATTTCCACTGTCATTTACAGGAACATATATAGTATTTCCATTTTCATCCCAACCCCCAAATTGGTAGCTTCCTCCCCAATTTTCTGGCTCGTTTTGTTCTGTTTTGGGGGGACTATTCGCAGCTTGCCAATATTGTTCGACCGCATTTGGTTGTGATTCTGCTGGTTTACTTGACTCCCTGGCGGTTTGTGCAGGAGCGTAAAAAGCAGTCCCTTCATAGTTATAACCTAGAGGTCCTAACGTTTTTTGTTCTTCGGGATCACTAGTTAATAGGTGACCTCCTGTGTTTGGGTTGTAATACCGCTCCACTGCCTCCGTGCCTTCTCTCCGTTCTGTGTAAGCTTCTCCAGCAACGCCTTCTGATCTATAACCTCCCGCTGATGCTGCATCAGCCTCTTCTTTACTCGTGGTAAATAAGTGATCTCCACTTTCGGGGTTAAACAAGCGGAACACATCGGTTGCTCCCTCAGCCAAATTTGAGTCTGCGTAGAGGTTAAATGCTTTTCCTTCTCCCCCATAACCGCCTAGTGTTTCGTTAGCAGGGTTTGAAGTAAAGAAGTGTAAACCTTCACTAGGGTTGAAGAACCTCTCCATTGCCATAATTTGTGGCGTGGCCTTGGGCGCAGGAGTAGCGTCAGGTTTAGGAGTAGTGTCAGGTGTAGGAGTAGGGTCCGGAACTTTAAATGTTTCTTCTGGATCCTTTCCTGGAGGGTCAGCTAAAGGAGGGTTATCTCTTCCGCCATCATCACCTCCGCCATCATCACCTCCGGAAGAAGGAGTTTCTGGTTTAAAATCCGGGGCTGAAGGGTAGGTTATAGAAGGGGAAGTGCCAGGTGGGGGCGTAAATGTAGGTGTAGTAGGTGTAGTAGGTGTAGTAGGTGTAGTAGGTGTAGTAGGTGTTTCTCCTGTAGTGGGCAAGAATTCTGTAGGCAAAGGAGCGACCTTATCAGGTCTTGCATATCTTATAACACCTCCTTTTTGATTCTCTGGTTTGTTATATTTAAGTCTGCCATCTTGTACATTAAATCTATCGCCTGCATATTGAGGTTTAACATATTGATCGAAAAAGTCTTGTCCTAAAGAATCTAAGAATTCCTTAGTCGAGGCATCTATATCTGTTTCTGGAAAAGAAGTTGTATTGGCTGTATTTGTTGGTGAGGTTTCTTCTGTTGGTGAGGTAGGGCCTTCACCAGCTATCCGAACTGGTTCTGGATCTTCTTGTTCTGTTATACCGAGAGCTTTTTTTTCTTCCGGCGTGGACAAATCTAAATAGTTTTCTGGGAACATTGTATCCCCAGCCGAAAAAGGCTTACCTGGTTCTAACCGTTTTCCACCAAAAAAATAAGCCACGAGATAGATTCTTAAAGAAGGTTAACAGTTAACTGATTGTCCGAGAGACAGAAGTAGCGTCTGTCTTAGGTTGTTCTTTTTTAACTCTTACAGCCGGTTTATATATATATTCTTTAAGGCAGGGAAGTAACGAGTTAGATCAGAGGGGTTTTCCTCTTCTTGCTCTACGGCCTGACTAAAAGTATCTCCTGCAAAGCGCATGGTTTTTTTTTAGTTCTGTTCTATGTTAGCAAGTTTACAAGCTAATTCTTCGGGCCATAAATCTGTGTAGTTTGTGTCCTTTGCGAACTACTATATCTAGAGTTTTTGCGCGGAGAGAAGCTTCTTCATAAGTAGGGAACCATTCTGCTTCGTCTCGTTCGGCACAGTAACTAACGACCTTGTTGCCTTGTAAAAATGAACGCAGATAATCCCCATCAAGGTTTTGGATAACCCACGCCTCTCGAAGTGTTAACTCAGGTTTTGCAGCCATTTCAACCTGTGTTGAAAATAAAGATTTCTCTGCAAGTTTAGTCATTTTGCGGCCCATGAACTTCCTACAGAAGCGTCAGCAGAAGAAGGAACTGATTTTAAAACTGTTTCAGCCGATTTAATCATGGTTGTCTCAAGAATCTCTTTATAAGTCTCAGCTAATTCTTCTTTTACTTCCAAAACCAATTCGTCGTGGACAGCAGCGACCAGTCGAACATCTTCATTTAAGTGTTTGTTTAAATCCGCAATTGCCAACTTTAAAATATCAGCCCCACTTCCTTGGATTAGTGTGTTGGCGCTGCACATCATTGTCGCGTCATCGTAGCTTAGTAACCGTCGTCTTCCGCAAGCTGTTCGGATATAAGCCCAACCCTCTTGTACCAGAGATGCTCTTTCTTGGTGCCACGCCCGTAAACGAGGGTAAGCCAAATGAAATGCCGCGTGGGCAATCTTAGCTTCTGATAAACTAATCATCTTTCCGCTTTGAGCAGCATAGGTTTTATATTTTCGATATCCCATACCGTATAAAAGAGCAAAGTTCAGAGTCTTACCTTCTTGCCTCTGCTCTTTTGTAACCGATGAAATATCAATTTTATATATCAAGCTGGCAGTCAAGGTGTGTAAGTCGATGTTTTTAACAAAAGCTTCTTTCATCTGAGCTATGTTTATGAGTTCCGCACCGAGGCGTAACTCGATTTGAGCCCAGTCACAAATAACCAACTTATAACCTGGAGCGGCAATAAAGCATTCTCTAAAATCTTTTGACCTTGGAACTTGCTGAATATTTACTGCATAAACGGTTTTTCCCTGTGTTTTAGTTGTCTTGGGGGATCCGTTGCTGGTAAAACGTCCGGAGTTTGCACCTACTTGGTTATAACCAGAGTGTATCCTATGAGTTACAGGATTTATGTTACTAATTAATTTATTTACATGTTCTAATCGAGTCTCAATCTTCGTTCGTTCCCGGTACAGAATCAAGGTTGAGTCTTCGCTATCAAACTCAGAGAGGGCGATTTGGTTAAGCGTGGTCTTGCCCGTCGTGGCATCTTTAGGCAACTCGATATTGCAAGAACTAAAGACATTGACAATCTGGGCTGTTGATCCGGGGTTGAATTCTTTCTTTGGTTTTTTTCCAATAGCAATAGAACCGTCACTAGACCTTGGAAGTTTGCAATCTTCTGGAAGTCTAGAATCAAGTTCGTTAATAAACTGTTCGGTTTTTGCAACCAGTTCATCTTCAATACGTTTACGTAATACCATTAATTTCGTCACATCAACCCCAAATCCTGTGTAACACATTAAAGCCACAGGGCGAACACACTGCGACTCGACGCTATAAATAGGGGTTAAATTTTCTTCACGCAGCTCTTCCAGTTGGTCTGCGGCAATGCGTGGCAGTACGTCAACGTCTTTTGCTGCATACTCTATTTGTTCTAACGTTAGTTCTGGTTGAGACCAATCTGTTCGACGTTGCTCTTTATCGAGTTCAATGTTAAGACGCCTTAATGCGATGGCTTTTAAACTGCACGACAAATCTGCAAAGTAAGGTTTTTGAGCTTGAGGACTAATCTTTTTTTCTTTAAAACCTGAACGCAATATACGCTCAGCAATGTAAGTATCGTAAATCTTGTTTTTAAAATCAATCCCTAACTCATATAAAAACTGCAAGTCAAAATTTAAATTTTGACCAATTATCATTTCGCGGGACTCTATTAACTCCTTTAACGCGCCGTCAGCTTGAACTTTAAATAAGTCAAAAACATAAACAATGCGATCCTCATCAGTTGGATTGCTGTCACACAACTGAAGTAAACGCGGTTTAGCCAATCTTGCTTGTAGTCCTGTTGTTTCGAAGTCAAGACAAATCTTCTTATGTTGGGTAAGAATTCCAATGGCCTCGGTGTACGTGTCGGGTGTTGTTATGTAGTTGATGTGCATTAGAAGTTTAAAAGAAAATAGTAAAGGCGCCCCCGCAACGCAAATCGCGAGGACGCCGCAGACCTAAAAGTTAATAAACGTCGTTTTGCTCTTCGGATTCTTCTTCCAGTTCAGGAACTACGTAAGAAAGTAGTTCCATAAACTTCCCCGTCTCACCCGTGTGGTAATCAATGTTATGACAGATTGCTGCTCGGAAACAATCCATAATCTCCTCTGGTTCTAAGTCGTCAATGAACTCCCCAATAGTAT